GTCATACAAGGAAGCTGTAATAGCTGTGCTTGGCGCGCACCCAGAATTGAGGGAGGGTTAGGCTATGATAGGGCAAACTGCGGGGATCGAAAAGTCCACGAAGTGCGCGACGGCGATATCGACAGCGTTCACCATCGCCTGCTTCGGGGCTGATGACAATACAATGACTATGGCTGTGGCTGTGTCAAACGACATGATCGGGGTTTTTCAGCACACGACATTGGCCGCTGGGGATGAAGTCCGGGTAATGCTGACCGGAATCAGTCGCATTGTCCTCGGCGGTACGGTTGCGAGGGGACAGCTTTTAACGTCGAATTCTCTCGGCAGAGGCGTTGTGGCGACACAACATGTTCATGTCGAGAACTTGGCAGCGGCGTATACCCAGAATGCAACGACTGCTGCTGCCTCGGCGGTGAGGACGATCGGAAGGGCGCTGGCCAGTGGTGTTGCTGGTGACATTATTCCGGTGCTAATTGCACCTGGCATCGCGTAAGGAGACTCAAAAAATGCCTGAACCTAGAGATTTGCATGTCGATGCGCTGCTCACAGACTTATCGGTGAAATATCGCAATGAGCAGATGGTATGGCCGCAATTGCTGCCTATTGTTCGTGTTAATAAAAGGTCAAATAAATTCACAGTCTACAACAAAGAAGATAGTTTTCGTGTAGTTAGCGACGTTATTGGACCGAAATCGTTGCCAAATGAAGTCACGTGGGGTGTAACGACACAGAATTATTCCGTGTCTGATCACGCCTTGGGCGACTGGCTCCCTCAGGAGGCGATCGACAACGCGTCTGCTGCGATTCGCCCGGAGGTTGACACCAATGATTTTTTGAATTCACTTTTAGACATTGCCCAGGAGCGGCGTGTTGCCGACTTGGTTTTTACGCCGGCCACGTATCCTGCAACAAACAGAGTAGTTCTTTCTGGTGCAGCCCAATGGAATGTGGGAGGGAGTGACCCGCTGGCTGACCTGCTCACCGCAATTGAGGCGTGTTTTGTCCGCGCAAATACGGTGGTCATGGGGTCGGAAGTCTGGAATGTGGTTCGTCGACATCCGCGGATTTTGGACGCTGTTAAGGGGTCGACGCGGACACAGGCTACACCTGGCGGGCTGGCAACAATTCAAGAGTGTCAGGGTCTTTTTGAAGTGCAAAACTGGCTCGTTGGCCGGGCGCGGCACATCACTACGCGAGAGGGACAGACTCCCATCTATGACAGACTTTGGGGCAAGCATTGCGCAGCCCTGCATGTGGAGGGGTCTCCGGGTGTGAACAGCATCACCTTCGGCGTTACGTTCTGCGAGATGTTGCGGCAAACACAGCGTGACTTTGACCCGAAGCGCGGAGTAAAGGGCGCACACTATATTAAGGTTGCCTGGAACTCTGACGAAAGGGTGCTCGCAAGTGACTTGGGCTATCTGATTCAGAGTGCCATCGCGTAAAAATGGGGCGTTGGTTATGCCAAAATACACGGTTCAGGACACGCAAATCAAGCACGGCGGGGCTGATGGTGTGATTCTGTATAGGCCGGGAGACGTGATAGAGCTGACGGAGGAAGAGGCCTGGGCCTTGGACGGGAGTGTTGAGAAAATCGCAGAAGTGGCGGAGGTAACCAGTGCCGTACAGCGTCCTCGCGGACGTCCTCGCACGTCTGCCGCATGAGAATTTGGTACAACTAACAGATGATGAGCAAACGGGTACCGTCAGCCTGTCGCGGGTGATGGATGCTATCGCGGATGCGGATGCTCTGATCGACGGATATCTGCGGGGGCGGTATAGTCTGCCCCTCGCGATTCCGGTTCCCGCTTTGGTGCGCAAGCTCTCGGTTGACCTTGCGATTTACCATCTTTATTCGCGGCGACTGGAGCTTGTTATGCCGGAAAGTATGTTGGAAAGACATAAAAATGCGACGAAAGCACTTGAGCGTATTCAAGGCGGCATAATAACTCTAACTGCGGCCGATAAGTCAGACATTCCCGCGCCAGGCGAATACAGGACGCAAAAAACCGTGAGTGACAGAGTCTTTTCTAAGACAGTCTTGAACAGATTTTAGGGGTGGGCGATGAATCTCCGAGACATGGAAGAGCGGGTCATCGCTCGGATCAGGACGCTGACATATCTTCGCACCGTCGCTACGTATGGAGGAGAGCTGGAGGAGGCAATGGCGTCATTGCAGCTTCTTTATCCGGCGGTTCTGGTTGTGTATGATGGTAGCAATTTCGCTGGCGAGGGCTATCCGGCGTTTTTTTATACTCAGGAGGTGCGTTTCTCCGTGATTCTGCTCGATCGTAATCTGCGGGGAGAACAAGAGAGACGTCACGGCATGGCTCTTGCCGCTTCTCCCGGAACATATGTGATGTTAAATGATGTCTTGCGGCTTCTTTCGGGTCATAATCTGGGATTGCCGGACGCTGGGCCGCTGGAGCCGGTGTCTGTCAGATCGTTGCTGCAGGGCAAACAGATTTCGGCCTACGAAGCAATTTTCAGGACCAGTGTTGATTTTCAAGCAACAGCTTGAGGAGGTTTTGTGGTTAAATTCCAAGTAAAGGCTGATTCGGTACGACTGAGCCACGGCCATGTTGAGGACACATATAAGCAAGGCGTCACATACTCGATATCTCCTGAGCTGTGGGAGGCAGTGTTTAAGCCAACTGAGTTATTTGAGCTTACAAAGGAGGCAGTAAAAAAGGAGGTGGTAAAAAATGAGCAGCCAAAGAACGCATGAAGTCCAATGGGCAATGTCCTTGACTAACCGACAGCCCGCATATGGTACACCGATCGCTGATGCTGCCCTGACAGCGGCGACTTTATTCAAGGGCCCGGATCTGGTGGAGTACACGCCTGAAATATTGAACGACGCAGAGGCTGCCGGTAAAGGGCACGAATGGGCCACTACCCAAGAGATTGAGCGATGGAGTACGGGGCTAAGGCGGGAGTTTGACCTATCCAGCTTGACGGCCGGCTGGGTCGGCGCGTTTGGCCTGGGTGCCGTGACGTCTGCGCAGCAAGGCGCTACTGCTGCTTTTTTGCACACGATGACGCCCATGTCGCCGGCAGTTTCGACGCAACTTCCATCCACGACTATTGTCGAGCGACTCGATAGCGGGAACAGGCATAGATATCAAGACCTTGTTGTTAGCGATTTTGAGATTTCGGGCGAGGGCAAGGATCGTTTAAAACTCGCGGTGAATTTTATCGGCTCTGGCCGGCGGGCAACAAGCGCCTTGGCAATGCCAGCTCTCACGGCGGCGAGCTTTCTGCGCATGTCAGGGATGGGCTTGCGGGTAGGGCCTCCAGGCGCAGAAGTAGAGGTGGCTGCACGGCTGCGAAAATTCGCGTTCGGCTGGGACAACGCGCTCCTGGTTGATGACGGGTATTTCCCAGGAAGCGGATTATTCCGGGGCCGGTGCGAATATGGCATCAGGAAGGCAACCCTGTCGATGTCTCTCATGATGGACGGGACAACGACGCAGACAGGATTTCTCGAAAACAATTCCGTGCTCAGTGTGATCATCACGGCAACGGGCGCTCTAATTGCGTCGCCTCACTTTCACCTTGTAAGGCTTACTTTTCCTAGAGTTCATTATGCCGTGGTCGGCGTTAGCAAGGAGGACGACAGGCTGGTACATGACATTGAATGCAGCGTGATGTTTAATTTGCCTACTTCGCGAATTATAACTTTGGAAGTAATGAACACGCAAACAGCATATTTAGTGGTATAAGAGGAGCTTTGAAGTGTCTTTTGAAGTCAAAATAGACGTTCTTCCTGTGAAAATTGTGGCACGGCATCCGGCGACGGGAGAGGAATGTGTTCTCGTCCATCACGTGCGCGAGCCGCTGACATCAGAATGGGTAGAATACCATCGCCGAGACGCAGGCGCTGAGATTAAGCGCAATCGGCTTAAGTGGGAGCCTAAGACCCTGGAAGCAGCCGAATGGTTATACGACAAAATTGTAAAGAAAACAGAGGGTTATACTAAGGATGGCGTTGATATTATGATTTCCGACGACTTCCGGTCTCTTGTGCCCGTTTTGCATAAACAGACTGTTGTCCGCCGGTTCGGCGAAATCTGGGAGGATGAAGAGCAAACAAAAAACTGAGAGAGGACATTCGCAAGCACTTTTTGTTAGCGCGGAAGTCTGGCGGATGTCCTGGCGAAGACAGTTGCAAGAAGCGAGAGCTTGATCCTAGTTGCGAGGGCTGCGAGTACGAGGATGGAGGCCATGTGCCCAGCAGGTGGACGCAGCATTTAGTTTATCTCGATGCTCTCCGGCTCGCTGGGTGCCAATTTTCTCTCGACGATCTAACTCGTGACGAGTGGGAGGGACTGATGCTTATTGAATCAGAACGGGCGGATTTGCAAAAACAAGAAATTGAAAAGCGAAAGTAATGGCGAACTACGACGTCTCAATCACGCTGACTGCAGTTGACCGAACAGGGGCAATCGGCACCGCGCAATCCAAATTCAACAACGCCCTGGACGACATGCAGGCTCGCTCTCAGAGCACTTTTGCGCGAATTCAAGAACATTGGATGGCATTGACCGCGGCTTTGGCTGGCGCATTTATCATGGCGCTCCAAGCCTGGAATGTGGCCAAGATAGCGGCACAATTCGAACAATCGCGTGCTTCGTTCCGGGGTATGGTCCAGGGCATGGGACACGATGCGGACGTTGTGTTCGCAAGAATTCGGGAAGCGTCGGCGGGTTTGGTCGACGATAAAAGGCTTACTGAAGCAGCCAGCAGGGCCATTGCTATGGGCATCCCTGTTGAGCGCCTCGGAGAGCTGATGTTGATTGCCCGTGCGAAGTCTCGCGACATGGGCATCGCCGCGACACAAGCTTTTGACGATATCACCAGAGGCATCGGCCGGGCGTCACCCATGCTTTTAGATAATTTGGGCTTGGTGATAAATTTGAACGAAGCGAATGAAGCAATGGCGAAGTCGCTTGGCAAGACGGTTGAGCAGCTAACGGCCAAGGAACGGCGAACCGCAATCTTGAATGCTACAATAGATGCGGGGCAAGGCTCACTAGCTAGGCATAATCTAGCAATTCTAACAACTTACGAGCGAATGCAACGACTTGAAGCGACAGTACAAAATTTGCAGCTGATTTTGGGTGCCGGGCTGATTCGTGCGAAAAGCGGCTCAATTGCCCTTTTCCAAGCCCTAGGAGCGGTAGTCTTAGACTTCAGTGCGAGGATTTTACATGCTGGGACTGCGCTCTTTTCTCTGACCGATGCGCTGCGAATTACTACAGGCGCACAGCAGCGATGGGCAGAAGTTCTAGAAAATGTTCAAAAACAGGCCACAAAGTTCGCGACACAAGCAGAAGATAACTTTCGCCTAATGGTGGCTAAGTCCGAAGACCTGGTGACAGCCACGGGGCTGGTCAGGGGTGAGATAACAGACACCGCAATGGCGATGGAAAATGCGGCACAGGCAACAGACCGGTGGAATGAGGCTGCTCGAAGGCTAGAGAGGTCAATCGCACTCATTGGGCTGGAGGGATTCGAGGCGCAACGCATGAAACTTGGGTTTGAGGTCGAAGACCTGCGCCGCGAATTCGGAGCCCAGCCACTTATCCAGCGATATTTTGACGCGGGACTTTTTCACCTCCAGCAGTTGGAGATCGAAGAGCTGAATGAAGCTGCGCGAAGGGTCGAAGCAGAGCGTCAGGCCGAAGAGGCGCGGATACTAGCCGCGGCCTATGAGGCGCGGGCCTTGTTGGAACAAAATTTGACTACTGTCATGATGACAGAGCGAGAAAGAAGGTTTTACGACAGCGAGAGGTGGGAACAAGAGCAACTACTTTTGAATCAGCAAGCATTGGCGTCTTTCTCTGATTTCAAGAGCCAAGAATTTGAAATCCATGCCGTGGTAGAGCGAAAAAAGGCCCAGGTCACAAAAGAAGAACAGCAAAAAGCAGCTGAGGCAGAAATGGATATCAGGCGTTCTGTCTTCAATTTGGCGATTTCCATTTTGCAACATCTCGGCACCCAGCACAGGGCAGCTGCTGCGCTGGGCATTGCCATCGCGACCGTGATGGAGGCACGCAGGGCGTGGCAAGCGACAATTACGGCCTCGATCCTGGCGTTTTCTTCACAGGTTGTTCCGGGCCTTCCGTGGACTCTTGCGGCCGGCATTCGTGCAGCGGCGAGGGTAAAAGCGTGGGGCATGGCGCAGGTGGCAATGATTGGTGCCAAGGGTGCGCTGCGCATAGCGGGTGCGCTTTCGCCGCCAGCCGCGTCGGAGGGTATTGCGAGGGGTGCTGTGGGCGGCGGTGGCATCGCGGAAAGAGCGCAAAGCCCGGCCGCGCTCGTGGGAGTTGCGGCTGCGGATGCGGAGGCAATAAGGCAGCCTCGGCCTTTGACTGTGAACATCGTCATCCACGGTCACAATGTTGATCATGATAGATTTGCCCGTGAGATCATCCCTGCGGTCGCTAAGGCTATTGAAGATGGAGCGCGCTAATGTCTGCTCCATTGATTCTCTTTGACAACCGCCTTCTCGATGGCACCCTCACTGCGTCAACTACTGCAGCGGGATTCAATGTCCACAATGTGCGTGACCTGCGACCCTATACCTGGTGGCGGGCAGCTAATACAAATGCATGCGCTATCCTGGTAGATTGTGGACACGCGAGACCGGCTAGCTGCCTTGGCGTCATAGGACACAATTTCCATTCTGCTGGCGCATCAATTTTTGTGCAACATTCGATGGACAACGCTACCTGGACGTGGGCGTTTACTGAGTTTGTGCCGTCAAGCAATAGAGCGCTTTTGCGGTCATTTCCTGAATCTTCCGCAAGATTCTGGAGACTCCACATTGCGGCTACGACCGTTGCGCCTCAAGCCGCGGTCATAATGATTGGTAGAGAGATGCGGTTCCCGCGGCATGTCTCAGGCCGAGGAACGTTTAGTCCGCGAACAGATGCGCCACAAAAAAAAAGCGCCGTCTCTAAAAGGGGGCATCTTCTCGGCGCAACGGTGGACTATACAGAGATCACCGCTGACGCAACTTTCTCAAACATTTCAGAGGCATGGGTGACAAGCACTTTCGAGCCTTTTTGGGACACGCATGGGGGCCTTGGCAGGCCATTTTTTTGGGTCTGGAATACTACGCTTTTGCCAGCATCGGTGCTTTTTGCACGGTTTGCCGACAGCTACACTTACCGCAAGCTCGTGCCGGGCGATACAGGACAGAACCTTGATTTGCGCATGGTGGCGATAAAAGAATGAGTTA